TGGCGCGAATGGTGGCGCTGCGCACCCATCCGTTCTGACCTGAACTGAAATTGCCATGACAATTTGACAATCCGCCTAACCGTTCCCCGCTTGTTCCGCTTTTCGCACCCTGATTGTCAGATTGTCATGCAAGCTGGTGCGTGATGTGGCTCTTGTTTGCGCTTTGCCCAAACCGCCAAGGTCAACAATGACCGCGCAAGCTGGCGCGCCAGCCGGTTGGATTGTCGCTGCCCAAACCGCCCAGCCGGGGGAAATGACCGCGCCGATCTGGTGCGACATGTAGCCGCAGGCTGTGGCTGGGAATGCTGGAGGGGGGGGTGGGGGCCGGCGGGCGCGTGGCTGTCACGGGCACCGTCCGCAAACAATTTTTTATTTTTTATTTTTACGCAACACAGTTTAGTGCAGCCTTGCCCGCGCCACCCGCGTCATCTATTATGGCACCATGACCTTCTATTCCCTGCCGTTCGCACCCGAACGCCCAGAAGCCACCGAGGCGCGCTTGGAGGCGATCTACGAAGCCGCGCGCTATGGCCTGAAAGGCGACAGCCTAGCGTTGGCCGCCGGGCTGACGCCGAAGCAGTTCCGGCGCTTGGCTGAGTTTGACCCGCTGGTCGAGGTCGCGGAGATGAAGGGCCGCGCTGACGGCGAACTGTCCGCCGCCAAGACGATGTACCACGCCGCCGCTAACGGCGACGCCAGGGCTGCGCTCGACATCCTCAAGCACCAGCACGGCTGGGTCGCCAAGCAGCAGATCGACGTGAACATCGACCAGCAGATCAGCATCACCGGCGCACTAGAGCGGGCGCAGTCGCGCGTCATCGAAGGCCTGTACACTGAGGTGACAGCGTTGCCGGCTTTTGATACACAAGCACCTATGGCCAACGTAGTGCAGGACGCTGAATATGCCCCCGACTGACCGCACGCTAGGTGAACGCCTTTTTGAAACTGCCGCCAAAGGCTACCGAGATTTTGTTGGCGCAGAGAATCTGGCCGCCGACAAACGCATCTATATGGAAAGTGTCATCGACCGGCGCCGCGACCCAATCACTGAACGGTCGTTTACCCCCGAAGAGCTGGAGGTTATGCGCGGCGTCATCACCCGGCGGTACGACGTTATAAAACCCCAACTTAAACAAGATATAGCCAACCGCCGCAGCGACGCAGCAGAATTTCTTAAAAGCGCGATAAAAACTTCTGACCCAGAAATGCGCGCTATATTTTTACGGGAATACAAAGATAACGTGCAAACCGTAAAAGATTTAACGTCTTTTTTGTCTACCGGCAAGCTTAACCCCACCGTTGTAGAGTTAGGCCAATTCTATCATGTTAAACCTAACATTCAGTACGACGATTACAAAGATAGTTTTAAAATAAACGCTGACCAGCTTGCGTCATCAAGCGGCGAAGGCGCCATAGGCCAGACTTTAGGCCGGTTTACTTATGATGTTGACCCGCAAGGCAACATAAATATTAAAGACACTTATGATTTTGGCACTGCTTTTGACGGTTTTACAGGCCAACCTGTCCCTACTAAACGTATTGGGCTAGGCAGTTTGTTTAGCCCTAAATCCGCCGCAGCACGCTACGGACGCACATATTTGCCCCCAGGCCAAGGCCGGCCCGTCAACATCCGCGTAAACTCAATGGCACCGCCGAAGGCCAAAACCAAAGAACCTGAAAACTGGTTCAGCCGCACCGCAACCGCGCTAGGATTCTGATGCAGCAGCCAATCTACTCAGCAGCCGAGGAAATGGAATTGATGAGTCGGCTGTGGTCGCCGACGATCAAGGATGACCCGCTGGCGTTCGTGCTGCTGACCTACCCGTGGGGTGAACCGGGTACGCCGCTGGAACACTTCAAAGGGCCGCGCAAATGGCAGCGCGACGTGCTGGGCACTCTGCGCGACCACATCAAGGACAACCAAGGCAAGGTGGACTACGACACCTTCCGCAAGGCGGTGGCGTCAGGCCGCGGTATCGGCAAGTCGGCGCTGGTCAGTTGGCTGGTGCATTGGATGCTGTCCACGCGCATCGGCAGCACGACCATCGTGTCGGCTAACTCCGAGGCGCAGCTACGCAGCGTCACTTGGGCCGAGATAACCAAGTGGCTGGCGATGGCGCTGAACAGCCACTGGTTCGAGATCGCCGCAACGCGCATCATGCCGGCCAAGTGGATCACGGAACTGGTCGAGCGTGACCTCAAGAAAGGCACGCGCTACTGGGCCGTCGAGGGCCGGCTGTGGTCGGAGGAGAACCCGGACGCCTACGCTGGGGTTCACAACTGGGATGGCGTGATGCTGATCTTCGACGAAGCGTCCGGTATCCCCGACAGCATCTGGTCGGTCAGCGACGGCTTCTTCACGGAAAACACGCCGCACCGCTTTCACGTCGCGTTCTCCAACCCGCGGCGCAACACCGGCTACTTCTACGAGACGTTCAACAGCAAGCGCAGCTTCTGGCGCACAAGCAACATCGACGCGCGTGATGTCGAGGGAACCGACAAGAACCTGTACCAGCGCATCATCGACGAGTACGGCGCGGACAGCTACCAGGCCAACGTAGAAGTGTACGGTCAGTTCCCGTCAGAAGGCGACGACCAGTTCATTCCGGTCAATCTGGTGGACGACGCCATGAAGCGGCCCAAGCACAAGGACGAGACGGCGCCGATCACCATCGGCGTCGATCCGGCGCGGTTCGGCAGCGACGCCACCGTCATCGCGGTGCGGCAGGGACGCGACCTGATCGACATCAAGCGGCTGCGCGGCGCTGACACGATGGAAGTGGTCGGGCACGTCATCGAAGCCATTGAGGAGTACAAGCCCGCGCTGACCGTCGTCGATGAGGGCGGCCTGGGTGCAGGCGTGGTGGATCGGCTGAAGGAGCAGCGGTACAAGGTGCGCGGGGTCAACTTCGGCAACAAGGCGCAGAAGCAACTCATGTACGGCAACAAGCGGGCCGAGATGTGGGGCGCGATGCGCGACTGGCTCAAGACAGCCAGCGTGCCAAACGACCGCTTCCTGAAGTCTGACCTGATCGGGCCGAAGACGAAGCCGGACAGCAAGGGGACGCTGTTCCTTGAGTCCAAGAAGGACATGAAGGCCCGCGGGCTGGCGTCACCGGACGCTGCCGACGCCATCGCGGTGACGTTCGCGTTCCCGGTGGCGCACCGCGAAGGGCGCGTTGACAAGAAACGCGGAGGTGGGTATTCTCCCGCCGGTGTAGCTACAAGCTGGATGGGGTCGTAGCGTGGCCGACAAGAAGAAGTCTGTTTCGTTGGCCGTAGGGCGTGGGGAAAAGCTCCCCGCGTCCAAGGGTGCGGGACTGACGGCCAAGGGCCGCGCGAAGTACAACCGGGAAACCGGGTCGAACCTGAAGCCGCCGGCGCCCAACCCCAAGACAAAGGCGGATGCAGGGCGTAAGGCCAGTTTTTGTGCGCGTATGGGCGCGGTAGCAGCTAAGGCTAAGGATGGCGAACGTGCCAAAGCCAGCCTCAAACGGTGGAAATGCTCATGAAAAAGGGTCTGTACGCCAACATCCATGCCAAAAAAGAACGGATTGCCGCCGGTTCTGGCGAAAAGATGCGTAAACCGGGCACCAAGGGCGCCCCGACTGCAAAAGCGTTCAAAGAGAGCGCCAAAACAGCTAAAAAGGGCAAATGATGCGCCGCATGACCCCCATGAAGACGCCGATGGGCCTGAAAATGCCCAAGCCGAAGGCCGAAATCGACGCGATCCCGCTGGCGCGTAAGCCCATGCCGGGTGGCAAGGACATCATCAGCATCACCACCAAGATGCGTGAAACGCCCATGAAGAAGGGCAAGTAAGATGCCTTTGTCCAAATCTGCCAGCAAAGAGGCGTTCCGCAAAAACATCAAGGCGGAAGTGAAGGCTGGTAAGCCGGTCAAACAGGCTGTAGCTATCGCCTACAGCGTCAAGCGCGAAGCGGCCAAAAAGGGTAAGAAGTAAGCATATGGCCGACCCCACAGGCATCCAGAAGGCGGGCCAAGTCGCCAACGTGGGGTCAAACCCAGAGAAGGTGCCTGCGCGCGACGACGACAAGATGGCGACCATGCGCCACCGCCTGAAAATGGCGCAGTCGGCGTATTCGGACAGCCGTGAGGACGAACTGGACGATCTGCGGTTCATGGCCGGCAGCCCGGACAACCAGTGGCAGTGGCCTGCCGACGTGCTGGCGACCCGCGGGTCGGTGCAGGGCCAGACGATCAACGCGCGTCCGTGCCTGACCATCAACAAGCTGCCGCAGCACGTCCGTCAGGTGACGAACGAGCAGCGCCAGAACCGGCCAAGCGGCAAGGTCATCCCTGCGGACGACAACGCCGACGTGCAGGTCGCTGAGATTTTTAACGGCGTGGTGAGGCATATTGAGTATATGTCGGACGCCGACGTGGCCTACGACACCGCCTGCGACAACCAGGTGACCTACGGCGAGGGCTACATCCGCCTGCTGACGGAATATTGCAACGACGAGACGTTCGATCAGGACATCCGCATTGGGCGCGTCCGCAACTCGTTCAGCGTCTACATGGACCCGACGATCCAAGACCCGTGCGGCGCCGACGCTGAGTGGTGTTTCATCACCGAAGACATCCTCAAAGAAGAATACGAGCGGATGTTCCCGGACGCGACGCCGATCAGCACGTTGTACAGCCAAGGCGTGGGCGATCAGGGCATCTCGTCGTGGCTTCAGGAAGACACGATCCGCATCGCGGAATATTTCTACAACACCTACGAAAAAGCCACGCTGCACCTGTACCCGGACAACCAGACTGCTTACCGCGGCACGCCGCAGGACAAGCAGCTTACGGCCATGTTTGGCAAGCCGATTCGCAGCCGCGAAGTTGACCGCAAGAAGGTCATGTGGATGAAGACCAACGGCTTCGACGTGCTGCAAGAGCGCGAGTGGGCCGGCAAGTGGATTCCGGTCGTGCGCGTCATCGGCAACGAGTGGGAAGTTGACGGCCAGATGTACATCAGCGGCCTTGTGCGGAACGCCAAGGACGCCCAGCGCATGTACAACTATTGGACGAGCCAAGAAGCCGAGATGCTGGCGCTGGCTCCCAAGGCACCCTTCATTGGCTATGGCGGCCAGTTCGAAGGTTACGAAATGCAGTGGAAGACCGCCAATACGACCAATTGGCCGTATCTGGAAGTCAATCCCGACGTGACGGATGGAGCCGGGGCTGTCCTCCCCCTGCCCCAGCGCGCGCCTCCTCCGTTGCCCCAGACCGGCTTGATCCAGGCCAAGATGGGGGCTGCTGACGACATCAAGGGAACCACCGGCCAGTACGACGCCAGCCTTGGGATGCAGGGCAACGAACGCTCCGGTAAGGCCATCCTCGCCCGCGAGAAGCAGGGCGACGTTGGTACGTACCACTACGTGGACAACTTGGCCCGCGCGATCCGCCACATCACCCGGCAGATCGTGGACATGATCCCGAAGATTTACGACACGCAGCGCATCGCCCGCATCATCGGCGTTGATGGCGAAGTCGATATGGTCAAGTTCAACCCGTCGCAGGCTGAACCTGTCAAGGAAATCCGCGACCAGATGGGCGCGCTGATCGAAAAGGTCTACAACCCCAGCGTCGGCACCTACGACGTGATGGTCACGACCGGCCCAGGCTACATGACCAAGCGTCAGGAAGCCTTGGACGCCATGTCGATGATCCTGCAATCCAACCCGCAACTTTGGACTGTGGCAGGCGATCTGTTCATCAAGAACATGGATTGGCCGGGCGCGCAGGAGATGGCAGCGCGGTTCAAGAAGATTCTTGACCCGAAGGTTCTGTCGGAAGGCGATCAGTCGCCTGAGATGATGGCCGCCCAGCAGCAACTGGAAGCTATGACGCAAGAACTGAACCGCATGACGGACATCATTGCCAACGTGCAAGACAGCGTCGCCCAGCGCGAGGTGGACATCAAGGAATACAAGGCCCAGGTGGACGCCTACGATGCCGAGACGAAGCGGATCACCGCCATGCAGCAGAGCATGACACCGGAACAGATTCAGGACATCGTCATGGGCACCATCGCCGCGGCGCTGGACACCGGCGACCTGATCGGCGGCGCGCCGCAGATGCGCGAGATGCCCGACATGGAACAGCCAGAGATGCAGCCGGAAATGCCGCCTGAGATGGGCGAAATGCAGCCCGAAATGCCGCCTGAAGGAATGATGTGATGAGTTGCGCGGATTTCATCGGGATGCTGTTCTTGGCGCGGGATGTGACACATTCCGCCCACCTGAACACGCGCAGTTACGCCAAGCACAAGGCGTTGGGTAAGTTCTACGACGGCATCATCGACTTGGCAGACACGTTTGCCGAAGCCTATCAGGGCAAGTACGGCCTGATCGGGCCGATCTCGCTGATGTCGGCCAAAAAGACCAACAACGTGGTCGAGTTCCTCGAAGGGCAACTGGAAGACCTTGACCAAATGCGCTATAAGGTGGTCGATAAGGATTGCACCCCGCTCCAGAACATTATCGACGAGATTTTCGGGCTGTACTACTCCACGCTGTATAAATTGAAATTTCTGGCGTAAGGCTGCTAAATGCCTGTCACAGTAAACCATTCCACTCCGGCTGATGGCACTTTTAGTGCCACAGGCGCTGTAGCTTGGGATGCTAACCATACGCTAAGTGGCTTTGGCTCAATGGCGGAGCAAAACAGCAACAATGTGTCGATTACCGGCGGGTCGATTAGCGGCGTCAGCGGTTTAGGCACCGTCACGTCGGTTAGCGGCACTGGCACGGTCAACGGCATTACGCTGACTGGAACTGTCACGTCTTCCGGCAGTTTAACACTAGGGGGCGCGCTCTCCGGTGTTTCATTAACGACGCAAGTTTCCGGCACTCTGCCCGTGGGCAACGGCGGCACAGGCGCGACGACCCTTACGGGCGTTGTAATCGGCAACGGCACTTCCGCGTTCACTACGGTGACGGCCCCCAGCGGCGCCATCGTCGGCACGACCGACACTCAGACGCTGACCAACAAGCGTTATACGCCGCGCGTCAGCAGCACAGCTTCCATAACGTCGCCTTTAGCGTGGAACAGCGACAATTTTGACCAATACGCTGCGACAGCGCAGTCCACGGCGTTTACCATTAGTGCTGACGCGGGTACGCCGACAGACGGCCAAAAGTCCATCTTTCGCATTCTCGACAACGGTACGCCTCGCGTAATTACGTTTACGGGCGGCGCAAGCAAGGCGTTTCGCCCGGTGGGTGTGACACTAACCGTTTCTGGCAGCAACTTTACATACACCACGACAGCGAACAAAACCGTGTATTTCGGTTGCATTTACAACTCGGCGGCGTCCCGGTGGGACATCATTGCCTTGTCGCTGGAGGCGTAAATGGTTCAATACGTCGAAGCGCGCTGTGCCGTTGTTCAGCTTAATGATGGCCTTGTCATCAACATTATTGTGGCGCAGCCGTCAAATGAGCCGCAAATCGGATGCGAGCTTATAGAGATTGCCAGCGGGGAGCCGTGCGATATAGGCTGGATTTGGAACGGTTCTACGTTCGTCAATCCATCCCCACCTTTGCCTGATGCTGAGGGCTAATAGTGGCGACTAAAACAGTCTTTCTTACCGCCAGCGGCTCAGGTTCAATTCCATCGGATTGGTCTGCTCCGTGGTCTGTTGAGGTTATTGGTGGAGGCGGCGGCGGGAACCTCAACCGCGCCGGTTCGGGCGGCGGCGCATACGCCAAAATTACAGACGCAGACGCTACAATCGTAGCAAACCAGTCAATTTGGTACGTCGTGGGCGCAGGCGGCGCTACATCATCCAGTGGCGGGGATACATGGCTTAATAACGTTATCAATATCGCACCTACAGTTACATCTCAGGGTGCGCTTGCCAAGGGCGGATCGGTCGGTATTCTTACGACGCCGGGCGCGGGAGGCGCGGCGTTAACCAGCATTGGTTCTACTAAGTTTTCAGGCGGAACTGGCGGCGCAATTGGTGGGACAGCAATGGGAACCGGCGGCGGCGGGGCCGCAGGGCCGGGGGGCGCTGGCGGCACTGGCGGCGTCCCATCTGCCACTGCATCAACAGGCGGCGGCGGCGGCGGCTCTGGTGCAGGCCTATCTGGCGCTGGAGTTACGGGCGGCTCTGGTACATCGACTGCGGGCGGCTCTGGCGCAAATGGCGCGGGCGGCACAGGTGGGGGCGCAGGCGCTACGGCTTCAACGGCGTCCGTTGCAGGCACGGCAGGAACCGGCGGCGGTGGTGGGGCTGGTTTTGGTAATAACGCTAGTTTTAGAAACGGCGCGAACGGCGGCAATAGTGCGGTCTGGACGCAAACATCAGATAGCGCCTTGGCGGGGCCGGGCGGGGGCGGTGGAGGTGGAACCACCACCGGCAGTTTAAGCGGATCAGGCGCGCTTTACGGAGGTGGGGCGGGCGGCTCCGTAGCGGGTGCGGCTGGCAGTACTGGCGGTCAAGGCATTATTGTTTTAACATATACGGTCGCCGCGGTTGCCACCGGCAACTTTTTTTTAATGTTTTAGCGGCACGCAAAATGTTTACTAAAGTTAAAAATTTGATTGGCGGCATCCCGTATCCAGTCAAATTTCAAACCAAACGGAAATAAGAAAGTTTTACAATGGGGCCGTTTTTTGGAGGAAATTTCTTTTCCGGCGGATTTTTCCGTGGTATCGTCGAAGCGGTACAAGATTTGTTTGTTGAGATCCGTTCGTTTACCGAACGCAGGAGATTTTGATGGCTATCAATCTGAAGGCAATCACAAGCTGCATGGGTTACCAGCAAATTTCAACGCTGAGTAGCGCGCAGAGCCTGA